CATATACATTGGAATCATAGAAGTTGAAAAATCATATTTGATACCAGCTTTTCTTAATTCAGCACCTACATTCATAAAAGATAATGCGTTCTTAACAGCTGCTTCAATCTTATCTAAATCAGCATCGTATTTTCCTTCTTTTATAGATTCTTTGAATAGATTTGTAATTATTCCACCTGAAACGTAATCAGGTAACATTTTTTCTAAATCTTTATGGGATACTTTACCCATTTTTTCAACTTTATCTGCGAAAGCCTTAGTTGATTGATTTTTTCTCATTTTATTTGCAATGAGTTTTGCATCAACTTTTTTATCAGAAACTTCTTCGTTTACGGATTCTGTTTCTAATTCATATGCAGGTACTTCAATTGAATAGTATTGGCCAATATCTACGATATAAAATGGAGAACCGGGTGTTTTACCATCAAAACGAACAATTTTACCAGATTTACCGCCGCGAAGTTTTACTTTTGTTCCTGGTTTTAAAATTGGTTTTGCTTCTTCATTTAATTTACCTTCGTTTACTGATTCTACTAAATGTAGAACAAAATCACCATTACCATTTGATTTTACTACTTTATATTCTTTTTTCTTACCACCAGAATTAATAGTAATTTTTTCACCCACTTTAAGTGCGTTTTTATCACCAGTTTTTAATACAGCAGGTCCATCGTAATCTTCGTTTACTTTTGTGATATTATACATCTTACCAGCACCACTCTTAACTAAGGTTTCACCTTCTTTACTTAATATCTTAGTTAAAGAAGTTGATTCTTCTCCTTCAGTTTTTGCACCAGCTCTAAGTTTAGATAAATCATCACCATCAACTTTACCATTTTTATTCAAATCTATTTTTTGTTGAGCCGCTGATAATTCCGCTTCTGTTTTTGTACCTGCTCTTAATTTAGATAAATCATCTCCATCAACCTTTCCGTTTTTGTTTAAATCTATCTTTTGTTGCTTAGCAGTTAATTCGTCTTCTTTAATTGATTGTAATCTTTCCGATACACCTTTCCAAGCATCTTCTACTTTATTGAAAAATGATTTCTTTTCTTCGTCTGATTTGAATTCATCTGGCGAAGATACACCATGCTTCTTTAGCATAGCTTTAAAGAATGATTGATAATCTTTTTCTTCTTGTAGAACTTCTCCAACGATAGTTCTTAATTGCTCTCTAGTTATTTTCATAGGGATTCCTAATTTATTTTCTTAAGGTGGTTACATTTTTACCAATATTAGATAACCTTTCCTTTATTCTATAAATATGGTGATTAGTTCTTTTCCAAAAGTTTTCACCTTTTAGAGAGTTTTCTTTTTTGATTTTACCATACCACTCTAAGAATTTCTCAATTTCATCTATTTTTCTACGGATTTCCCTAACACCTAATCCAATCTTTTGGTTAGGAGTCATTGTTTGGTCTAATCTTAATTTTTGAAATCTATTTTCGTTAACCGCCGAATATCCAGTTAAACTAGCCATCTTCTTAGTGTATCCACTTTTGTGCTGACCGTTACTAGAAAATGCACGAGGAGTATCATATCCCGCTACATCACCTGTAACGGTTACTTCCTTTTTCAATTCATCTTCTTCCTTTTCTATTTCAGAAAGGATTTCTCTGATACTATTTTTTAGTTGCTCTAACTGTGTTGACATTCTTTATTTCTTTTAATAATTCATATGTAAGCATTAGAACTGAAACTTGCTTATCTTGATTCTCTTTAAGAAATTTATCTGATTTATATAATTTAATCATCTCAGATATTTTTATCTTAGTCACTTTATCACTAATACTCTTTGATTCTTTTACCAAATTATTAAGAACTTTTTTAGTTTCTTCTTCTATAAATTTTGGAAATGCAGATGTATTAGTAACGTTATTTATGAATTCTCTTAATAAACCTTTCTGAGAATCATCTAAATTAGAATACTTTTTATTGAAGTTTTCTATTAATAATTTGTAAGTTAACAATCTTAAGTCTTCGGATTGTTGTTTAAACGATTCGTATAATTTATCAGCAGGTTTTGTAGCAATTCTTTTATTTACAATATGCTCTAATATAGTATTATTAGAATCAATAAAATCTCTAATCTCAACCTTTCTACCTAAAGTTTTGGTTTCAAACACCTTATAAACAGAAGCTAATAGTTTATAGTTCTGTAGGTTTGAAGATAAAAATTTATCCAAATCATAGGATTCTTTTATTGTTTTGATAAGATTGTACTTTTCTTTATTTAGTTTATTCTCATCTAACTTCACCCTTTCCTTAGACACCTCTTCTAAGAATAACTTAGCATCATCAATTGAAGAATATTTTTCTTTAACGATTTGATTGTATAATTTCAATTCTTTAGCCAATTCTTTATTTGAACTAAAAAACTCCTTTATAATCTTTTCAGATACGTTTTTTGTTGAATTTGATAATACCTCTTGTGTAATTTGCTTGACAAGTAGTTCAAACAAAATAGCCGTATTCTTAAACTTCGAGTGTTTAACTTTCATCAGAATTTATTGTTTTTTCTTTACTATATATGTAAATATTACTTCTATAAATATTAGGAAATTTTGGATAAGTGATTTTTATTCATCTGGTAAGATGTTTTTATCATCTAATAATGAACCCGTATCATCACTTAACCCATCCATACCTTCACTTATAATCTTTTTACCAACCTTTCTAGCGTTATTTGCATTAATTTTATTTCTAATTGCATCTCTTAATTTCTTATCTTTATCAGCAATACTTTTAAGTTTTTCACCAATTCTTTTGTGGCGGGTTTCCCTTCCGAAGTTACGAGTGATGTCTGCTTTACCTAATGGGTCTCTCCCAAACGCATTATCATCTGTACCATTATCCCCTGTCATTTGAGGTCTACCACCTAATTTACCATTTTCTGCACTAGCATCAGCTGCTTCCTGTGTAGGTTGTTCATCTGCAGGTTCTGCCATCATACCCGTTTCAGGTTGTTCTCCTTCAGCCGGTTGCTCACCTTCTGCTGGTTGTTCTCCACCTGGTTGTTGAGGTTCTTCTTCGTATGGGTCTACTCCTTCTTGCTCAATCTTATTTAATCGGTTTAAATCAAATGTATCATAAACTACATTTGTTCTTTCTTCATCTATTTCTTCAGTAGAAAGTTTAAATATGTTTTGATAAATCCAATCATTAGATAACAACTTTAATGCTTTCATATCAGTTGCCAATCTAACTTTCTCAGCCCATAAGTTGATTTTCTCTTGCTCATAGATTGTAGATGGATTAGTTAATTCTAATTTGAAATCAACCGCATCCATACCTTCAACTCCTTGAGCAATCAAATGTGCAATAGCTATCTGTGTTAATTCAGATACTACTACTCTTTGAATTCTTTCAATTGTTCTAGCAAAACGAATATCTTCCGCTGCTAATGTAGCCTTACCATTTATATCCTCTTCGTATCCTAAGAAAGCCTTTGGAACTTTAAGTGCCGCAAATAATTTAGCTTTTAAGTAATCAATATCCTCAATAGCAGTATATTGTAATCCATTTAATGTATCAATTTGAGTACCACTATCACCACCTCTCACAGGCATAAAGAAATCCTCTGTGATGTTCATCATATTATACTTAAGATTGTAATCTCCTGTCTTTTGGTCTTGAAAAGGAGTTTTCTTAATCTTATTGATAATCTTCTGCATATAGTTATCAACCTCTTGAGGAGGAATATTACCTATATCAATTTTGAATATTCTTTTTTCAGGTGCTCTCATAATACGATGTATCATCATCGCATCTTCCATCAATGTAATTTGTTTCCATAATCTTCTTGCATTCTCCAACATTGATTTACCATAAGGTAAATAGTTAGTATCCGAATACAAACGGAAGTGAGCCATTTCAAAGTTATCATACTCATGCTTACCAAACTTATCTGGGTCAACGGTGAATTTGATACCTTGTTGTTTCCTATTAATTCTCTGAGGGTCATTTAATCCTTCTGTTCTAGTTACATAGTAAACTGATTGAGGGTGTACGTTTATAACACCTTCTCCTTCTGCAATCTCTAATGTAATAAAACAATCACCATATTTACATAGGTTTCTAACCCATGGCCAAAGATTAAACTCTATGTTCATAGTATCATAGAATAAATTCTCTAATACCTCTTTAACTTGTTGGTTTTCTGTTTTTATAGTAAGAACATCCCCATATTCATTTTTTGTAGTAGATTCATCCGCGTATATATCCAATGCAGATGCTATAATAGGGTCATTATCCATAGCATCGTAATCTAAGAATAACTCCCTACGAATTACTTGATATGATAACTGAGTCTGATATACATCCTGAGTGTACCCAGTTTGTAATCTATAAAATCTATCTTTTAACGACTTTAAATTTGTTACCTGTTGACTATTTTCGGTATCAATAAGTTTAGTTCTGTTTCCTTCTTTTTTGACAACGACTCCTGTTGAAAATACTTTTCGTAATCTGTCAAAGAAAGAATTGTTTTGTTCTGCCATTTTTCGTATTATTTTCTATAATTCTTAAAACTATGTTGTATATACATATATATAAAGAATTTACACTAAAACATTAATATATAAGTAAACTTATTATAAATATCAAAGTAACCATCTTATATCTTCTTTTTCTCTACCAAAATCCATTTCATATGGATTTGGTTTAAATGAATTCTGAGAATACACCCCTATTTCGTTTCCAGTTGATGTAAATGCGTTTAATCCTTGTTTAACTAAATCCATCCTTTCTTGCCTCAAACGTAGTGCGGTATCCCTAACCCACAGACCAATTGATAGACACATCGTTAAGTCATCGTTATATCCTCTCATTGCTTCCGGTCTATTAGTGTACCATATAAAGGTAAATAACTCATCAATTGTTCTTATAGATTGTATTACTACAGATTTCTCCTTAAAGTATTCATCTAATTTGGAAATCATAAGAGGACGAGTTTTAGCTGATGTTGTAAATCCTGCTACCTGTCTTCTTTCTTCTGCTCCATATTTGTTACTATATTGTTTTTCTACATCAACATATTTGTAATCAGATGTTTGATAATAGATGTTATTATACCCCCTATCAATACATTGTTGTAAAGCCGCCCATCCAATATTTGCGTTCTCCACAACTAATAGTGCATTATTATAATCCGTTGCAACTGAAACTAAGAAGTTACCAAATTCCTTTGTATCTATCTTACCTCTGTATTCCGCAACTTGAACGTTGTTAACCACATCCATAACGTGGAAAGCTGAGTAATCCGATGCATCACCTCTGGCAACGTCAGCTACAACCATATAGGATTTATTGTAATCAGGATATTCCCATTTCCAATAGTTTCCATCCCATCCACCTTTTTCAACCGGGTCTTTAACAAATGTTTCCTTATACCACATTAAGATTTCAGGAGCAATTACCGTATCACCGGAAGATATAAAGTCACAATCACACTCCTGTGCAGCCAACTTCTCTCCTAATACTTTTGTTTGTTCATCTCTCCATTTTTGGTCTCTCTCAGGATGCACTGTCCAATGTAGATGGATTGGATTGAATTCATTCGTTCCTTCCTCTGAACCTACCCATTGTTTATGAAACCAGTTACCCACACCATTCGGTGTAGAAAGTGCTATACAACTACCACCCGTTGATAGGGCCGGAGTTGCTGATGCCCAAATCTCATTAATATCCGGTACGAAAGCCGCCTCATCAACAACCAATAGTGATAAGGCTTCCGAACGACCTGCATCAGGTGAAGATGGAATAGCTTTTACTTGTGAACCATTTACTAATCGTAACGAGAGTTTGTTATCTTCCTGTGTTGCTACTTTTAACCAACTCGGTAAGTTATCGTACATAACCCTTACCTTTGTTACTAAGTTTTTGGCAACCTCCTGCTTAATCGCGATAACAAGTACGTTATAATCTTGATTGAATAGCATCTTCCAAAGAGAATAACCTGCGGTTAAAGTGGAGATACCTGTTTGTCGGGATTTAAGAACTAAGTTGTATCGGTGTTCTTTAAATTGTAGTAAAGTTTTTTCCTGATATGGAAATAACTCAAACCTTAACTTACCTTTTGTAGGATGCTGAATCTTACAATACTTACGCATAAAATATACGGGGTCTGCCGCACATTTAACATACTCTTGTCTGATTACATCTTTTAAAGATAATTGTTTATCCTGCATTAAAAATTCTGTTTATGATAGGGTTGTTAAGTTCTCTTAACTTTTTATCATATATAATTATATCCTCTTCCAATTCTAACAATCCTTTATCAATGTTAGCAATTTCTAATTCCATATCCGCTCTCATCTCATCTATTGGTTTTGGTAAATGCCATATCTCAGTCTGCCCATTTTCTAAGATATATTCATATTGAGGTTTGAGTTCTTTGATACCACTTTGTATTTGTTCTTTAGCTTCTTTTGCCTTAGCAATAGCTCTACCGAATATTCTATAATTTTTATATTCTTCGAACACTCCCAATTTAACTGCCTCTGCATCTATTTCTACATTGCAATCGATACAAAATCCAGATTGTTTAATTAAAATTTTATCGTTGGGCCCATACTTTTCTTTAGAGCAATTGGTATTTTTGCAATTATCCTGTTCTCTTAAAAACTCTCTAGCTGATTGAAATGCCTCGTGATTCTTACCTGTTTTTAATACGAACCCTTCTTTCTGTTCATAACGATATACATCATCTTCCCATACTTCTCCAATTTCCCTTTTAGTATGTGGGTTGGATTTTTCGTAACCAAACGCTTTACTAGGGTCTTCCCCCCTAAACACAAAATCCACCAATTCACGGCGGGTTTTATGCATTAAATCTTTTCTAAATTCTTTAGCCATATAACCTATTTTGTATATCTATATATATTATGGAAAATGAGATTAAGGTAATTTTACAACCTCAATCTTAATCTTAGGAGT